AAGAAGGCGCTCAGACGCTTCGGAACTGGCTGATTGATTACGGTCTGGACGAGGCAGACGTAAATTCTATGGTGATGGCAAAGCACGTTGAGCTAGCAGAGATGGCTAGGCGATACGCGCTTGGTATGAGTCGTAGTAAAGAACGTCCTGCTAAGCAAAAGACGGTACGAGCTGGCGTAAGCCAGCGTCGTGGAAAAGCAAGGCCCAAAGCAAAAGCGGCACAAGCTCAATCTCAAAGGCTGCAAAAGAGTGGTCGCCTGCAAGACGCAGTCGATTTAGCAAAACTTTTGGAACTTTGAGGTAAATAACAATGGCAATTGTTACAAACACATTTACGCGCTATAGCGCTGTAGGCATCCGTGAGGAGCTTGCAGATGTGGTGTACAACATATCACCACAAACAACCCCGCTAGTATCTAACATTGGCAGTGATAGCGTATCTAACACATTCTACGAGTGGCAGAGTGATGAGCTTGCAGCCGCTTCAGCGAATGCACAAATCGATGGCGACGACCTGGCATCATTTACTGCCATAACGCCAACAGTAAGGCTTGGTAACTACACGCAAATCATGCGTAAAGACTTCATCATCGCGGATAACTTAGAAGTTATTGATAGCGCTGGTGGGGCTAACACACGCGCATATCAGCTTGTAAAAGCTGGTAATGAGTTGAAGCGAGACATCGAATTCAACATCTGCGGTGTCAATCAAGCGGCAGCGGCTGGTGCAACCGGCACAGCTCGTAAGGGCGCTTCGCTCTCTGCTTACATTAAGACCAACACCAGCAAAGGAACCGGCGGCGCTGACCCCACCACCTCTGGCGGTGTTGTAAACGCAGCTCGTACTGATGCTAGCTCTAGCAACCAGCGTGCTTTTACGGAAGCAATGTTGAAGACGGTTCTGCAAGGCGTTTGGACTGAGGGTGGTGATCCATCCATGGTGATGGTTGGCCCATTCAACAAAACGGCTGTAAGTGCATTTGCTGGTATTGCTGGTCAGCGCTACATGGCGCCCGGTGATAGTCCTACTACCATTATTGGTGCTGCTGATGTGTACATCAGTGACTTTGGTAGTGTTTCTATTGTTCCAAATCGCTTTCAGCGAGAGCGTGATGCGTATGTGTTAGATCCAGACCTATTGTCATTGGCTGTTCTACGAAACATTCAAAATGTTGAACTAGCCAAGACAGGTGATGCACACAAAGAGATGGTGATTTTTGAAGGCTCGTTACGAGTCGATCAAGAAAAGGGTCTCGGCATCATCGCGGATCTAACCACGTCGTAACGGGTTGGGATCGGCATGGCTGAATTCAAAAAGGTTCTGGAATACGACCCATTGACCAAGACTAAGACGACCTTCGGTTACGAAGAGTCGTCTTCTGGTCGTGAGTCTGATGACTCTATTGTCATTCAGACTCAGGTTGATGTGACTGACATCGTTGAATCGAACAAGCGTCGATTTAATGAGGTTGATAGGCACCAGCCATGGGGTGATGGGTTTGGAACTAAAGTTGCGTCGATCCCGCTCACGTTGCTTCACGAGTTACGACAAAAAGGCATTTTGAACGACCAAAAGGCGTTCAAAAAATGGCTTAACGATCCAGAGAACCGAGCGTTTAGAACGCGAGGTGGGAAGGTTTAAATGGCGATCACGACATACAGTGAGTTGCAGTCGTCTATCGCAGATTGGTTGAATCGTGATGATTTAACCGCTGTGATCCCAGACTTCATCACGTTGTCTGAGGCTCAGTACAACCGCTCAATCAGGCATCGAAGCATGATTGTGCGGTCTAGGGCTGACATTGATGCCAGATACTCTGCGACCCCGCCTGACTGGATTCAGACTGTTCAGCTCATCCTGCTGACCAATCCTGTTCAACCGCTCGACTTCGTAACGAATGAAGAGATGAATAAGAAGAGAGCGGCGTCTAGCGCCGTCTCTCGCCCCACTAGCTTTACTCATGTCGGGACGGAGATACAGGTGTATCCAAGTCCCGACACGACCTACCAAGCAGAGATCGTTTACTACGGAAAGATCCCGGCGTTGTCTGACAGCAATACGTCGAACTGGTTGTTGTCCCTTTCTCCAGACATCTACCTCTATGGTTCTTTGCTTCAGGCAACGCCGTACCTTCGTGATGACGAAAGACTGCCGGTCATCGCTTCGCTTTATCAGCGAATGATTGAAGACATGAACATCTCGAATGAGAGAACCAGTGGACAAACATCGACGCAAATGCGCGTCCCAAGTTTTGGATAGACCATGGCTTTTACTAATTACCTAGAAACAAAATTGCTTGCTCATACGTTCTCCAATACAGCGTTTACAACGCCGGGAACAGTTTATGTAGCTTTATATACGGTTGCGCCTACGGACAGCAGCGCAGGCACTGAAGTCAGTGGCGGCAGCTATGCCAGACAAAGTGCAGCGTTTACCACCAGTGGCAACACAGCATCGAATACGTCAGCGATCGAATATCCAACTGCAACAGCAGGTTATGGAACTGTCGTGGCTGTGGCAGTGCTCGACGCAAGTACAAGCGGGAATATGTTGGCCTACGCAGCTCTCAGCGCCAACAAAACCATCGCCACAGGCGATGTGTTTCGTATACCCGCTGGTGACTTAGACATCACGCTCAATTAATGAGTCAGGGATATGGCAATGGCTCATGGAACCAAGGCAGATATGGTGTCTGGTCTTATCAAGACTGTGAGGCGTCTACAACCTCTGTCAGCGCTTTCACAGCGTCTGCAACAGTCGTTAAGAACGGCCAAGTCGTTATCAGTGCTAGCTCTGTGGCTACCAGCGCTGGTCAACGCATCCATCAAGGCGCTGCTACGGCGTCTGCAAGCAGCTCGACAAGCGCTGGTGCAGTCGTTGTCTTCAGTGCTTCCACGACAGTCAGTGGATCATCTACGAGTTCAGCAAGCGCTCAGCGCGTGGCTGAAGGCTCCGCGCAAGCTACTGCGTCGTCTACGACAAGTGCGGCCTGTGTCATTGTTGCAAATGCAGCGGCAAGCGTTACCGCGGCTTCAACGGTTTCAATTCTTGGTGGTGTCGTTCAAAGCGCAAGCGCTTCAACAACAGCCGTTTCATCGACCACCGCAAACGGCGAAATCAAGTGGCAGAAAGAGTCTCCGGCAATTGATAGCTGGTCTGACCAGCCTGCGACTTCTACAACATATACAAACCAGCCTGCGGCCAGCACAAGCTGGCAGCAGGCTGCGTGAGGGTTAACTGATGGCTGACACATTTACTAACGATTTACGTTTGCGGCTACAAGAGTCTGGGGCCAACTCAGGTCAGTGGGGGTCGCTATTAAATGACACCCTCACAAACATAGCATCTGCGTTCAGTCTAGGCAGCGAGGCAATACCCAACGCTTCCACGCACACGATCACACTGGCCGACGACAGCTCGAGTCAAGACGAGGCTAGGAGCCTGTATTTAAAATGCACTGGTGGTGGCCAAGCCTGCACCGTGACGCTTGCGCCAAACACGGTTAGCAAAGTCTGGATTATCTCTAACGAAACTGCATTCACGCTCACGTTTAGCGCCGGAAGCGGCGCAAACGTGGCGGTCTCTGCTGGCGCGGTAAAAGTAATTGTGACAGATGGTGCTGGTTCTGGCGCGGCTGTTGTGGATGCGTTAAGTGGGTTGTCTGCGAATGTTTCGGATCTGACGACTACTGGCAACATATCCTTTGGTGACAATGACAAGGCTATCTTCGGTGCCGGCTCTGACCTACAGATTTTTCATGATGGGTCTGGCTCTTTTATAGAAGATGTTGGAACTGGGTTTTTAAAAATTACCTCTAATGGTAATGGCATTCTTTTGCAAAAAAGCTCAGCAGAAACGATGGCACAGTTTTTGACAGACGGTGCAGTCACTCTTTATCACGACAATTCCCTAAAACTATCCACCACCTCATCAGGCATCGACGTTACGGGTACTGCGGATGTTTCATCTCAGGTTTTAGTGGGCGGTAACGACACAATCATTGCTGAAAA